ACAGCGACTGCTCTGTTTTTAACCATATCGCCATTGCCAAACCATGTGTTATTTAAACGTGCATCGTTTGTGCGTGATGGATGATGGTGGTCAAAATACTCGGTAACTGAGTTAAGCAGTGCCCATTTACTATCACCGACCAACTCGCTACCCTTGGCCTCGCCTTTGAATAGGTCTAGGATTTTGTTGTATGGGCGACTTTTTTCTACGATAAAGTCAGGCTGATTTAACTGATCTGCCGTAAACAGTATGCGTTTAATAAAATTATTGGCTTGCTCTGTTGTAATACGTTGACGCTTAAGATGTTTGGCCATTTCCATAAAACCATCAAACGATGCAACTGCCGCACCTAGTTTGGATTTAATTAGTTCGTGGTCAAACTTGCGTGCATGTGTAAACGATACGCTATGTGCATTGTCTTGTACTGATAACGACAGAGTGTTATTACAAACAACACGCACACTGGTAAAACGGGCTGTAGTGGCTAGGGATTTGTCTGCCGAGGTTGACAGTAACAAAAATCCACCAATACCATCACCATCGCTTACCTCTGCAAATTTACCCGTTTCGGCTAGTGCCCATAAGCGTTTGCCGCCAAACAATGTACCGGCAGTATGTAAGCGAAAGCCTGATTCCTCTACCAAATCACGGAAAAACTCCAGCACTTGTGCGGGTTGCACAATCTGATAGCGGTCTGAAACTATTGATAAAGGTTCAAAATTGTCGCTACGAAATAAAACATTTTGCCGTGTTACTTGAAGCAAATCACCGTCTGCACCATGAGGTTCATAACGAACTGGTGTGGATTCGATGCTCCAATCCATGCCAGCGGCTTTGCGCCATTGCTCAATAGTAGCGTTTTGGTCAAGTTCCTGACCCAAGCCATGCCAAGGTGTGCCGCCTACAAAAGCCATTTCGGTGTAGCCATCTGAGCGAATAGTAAGTTCGTGTGCCATGATAAATTTCCTTTTAAATGATTAACGATTAATGAAAAAACACTGGTGAGGGTGACTGATACCCTTGGAGTCGATGTAGTTTTCGCCACATCCGGCCATGTATTCAATTAAGAATAATGCACCGCCTAATACAAACACTAAGCCGATAAGTCCTTGTAAAACCCAAATTACAAATTGTTTAATAAATTTCATAATGAACCCCAATCCTTTTGGTCTGTTTGTTCGTTGTAGCCTTGTGTATAGGCGGCTAATGCTTTTGCATTTAATTTGGTTACTAATTTAGATTGCATGGTATCGCCGACATAGTAATGTGGATTAAAATCGCGGTTGTAATATTTATCTGCTGAACCGCGGTCATACGCACCGCCATGTCTTGTGAATTCTGCTTTCATGCTGTGGCTCCTTCGTGGTGCATTTCGTAATAGGCTTGTGCATCCTCGGCTGTTGATGCTTCCCATTCGCGGCAGATAGCAACTTCAAAACCGTTATTGAAAACGGCTGTCCATGCACCTGAAACTGTGCAATTTAAAACAGGATTGAAGTATTCGGGCTTAAGAAAAACCTCGGTAATTTTGATTTGTTTACGCATGATTAATTCCTTTTTTCACAGTATGGCGATGTTGCCATAGAAGTATTATAGTGGGATTTAGGCGTTTGTCATACTTTGCAACAAATATTTGTAAATATTTTTAAAAAAATAATCTTAAATTGAATACAGGGGTTTTCAAAATCAGAAGTACTGTCTATGCTTCGTAACAAAGACCAACAAATTATGTTTTTTCGTGGTTTTTTGTGGGATTTTGTGCATTGTTAAATATTTCTAAATTGAATACAGGGGTTTTCAAATAATGCTTGCGTTAAAACTGGTAATGCCGGTGCGCGATGAGGTTACATGACTTTTTATGGCGAAAAAAAGGGAGACATCTTTCGACATCCCCCTTGTGAGTAATGAGCACCGTGGCAACTGCGCTCAATTACATTTTGCCTGATTTAAAACGGAATTTCATCATCCATTTCAAATGTTTCTACAGGCTTTGCCTTTGGCGTATCAGCAGTGTCGCCTTTAGTGGACAGCATCTCCATTTTCTCGCCAATGATTTTTGTCGTGTGTCGGTCAACACCATCCTTGGAGTACTTTTCCGTTTTCATTTTGCCTTCAATATAAACCTTTGAGCCTTTTTTAAGGTACTCGCCCGCTATCTCAGCCAGTTTGCCAAAATACGCCACATTAACCCATTCTGTGACCTCCTTGGACTCGCCTGTTTTGTCCTTGTACTTTTCGCTAATGGCAATACTAAAATTGGTTACTGCCTTGCCATCAGGCATAAAACGCATCTCAGGGTCTTTGCCTAAATTGCCAATGCCTATAAATTTATTGACTGCCATGATTTATCCTTCAAGTTTGATGATTAATTGATTGACTTCAGACAAGAATTGCAAGGTCTCGGCTTCCATCTCCTTAATAAGACTTTCGTCTCGTCCTGTCCTAATAATCAAAAGTTGATTACGTTTTGGCAGTCGGGGGTCGTAAGATACAAAGTCGCACCATTGTCGACCTGTAACCCATAGTTGACATTGGATTTGTTTGTAATAGTCCGTTGGGATTTTATTTTCAAACAAGTAATTAAGGTGCGTGGTCGTATTTGGACACTTGACCTCGATAAGGCCATCTGTACCTACCAAGCGGTCGGGCGATACACCAAGCCATTGGATTGTTGGGTGCAACCAAAAGCCTGTTTTATCAATAAAGGTCTCCAAAATAGATTCATATGCAATACAAGCAAACTGTTCTTGCTCAACGCCCCACTCCATAGCGGCATTGGAATACGATTCACCAGCCGTTTGCGTCAGTCGCTCTGCTACCAATCGCACCTTGTATTTGTAACGCCCTACGGCCTCGCTAGACCCTTTACCTTTGGACATAACGTCTGCCATATTACTGGCTGTAACATGACCAAGGCGGGCTGTTTTCCACTCGTCTGAACCTTGTTCGATGTTTATGTAAGGTTGCTTATTCATTGACAGCACCTTCGGTCAGTTGGTTTTTGCGTGCATCCTTGGCGGCTTCCAACTGTTTCATCGTGTCTTGATTACCGCGTGCAGATTTAACTGTTGCGAAGTAAATTTCACGCAGTTGCTCAAGCGATGGAGATGCCATGATTGCGTCAATCATTACCTCAACATCAATAGCCTCCTCCTCGGGCATATCAACAGACGGGACATCCTCTCTGGCATACACATATAAACCAATTCCAAAAGTAGCAATGCACTTGGCTAAACAGCGCATCATTGCGTCTGAAATTTTGCGCGAATCGGGATTTTTGATTGCGTTATTTTTGTTGTCCATCACAGGCAAGTGCATGTACATGGATTTGCCCATCGCTTCTACTGTGCAAGACACCATGACCGTTTCGCCAAAATAACTTGGCTCATGAAAACCCCAGTGCGCTGTCGGGTCCTCTTGCAGTAAATAGTCAACTGCCCAAGCCCACGAAAGGTATGACAGATTGCCTTTTTTCTCAATGTGCTGATTAACATTGATTGTGCGTAATTCGATAAATGTTTTCATGATTGCCCCATTTCTTGTTTTGCTAATTGTTTTGCCTTGTCTTCACAATAATCGTGAACCATGTCACAAATAATTGTGCCAATCTCCAATGCACCCATGTGGCCTTTTTTAATGGCTTCTGTTAATTGGGTTTTGTACGGTTCAAGGTTTGCGTCAAATAACGCATCCATGAACATTTCGTAATTTTGTGGATTCCAATCAGTTTGCAAATGCCGTTCTGTGCGCATTTCGAATTCGTGCATGAACTCGTCTGATTCGTGTTTGCGGCTGTCTAGCCATTGGTCATATACTCTACTCATACTTACTCCCTTGTTTAAACATAGCACCAATTGTGCTGATAGTATTATAAACACAAAAACACAATGTATGACAAATATTTTTCAAATAACAATTCCTTTTCCACCTAGCGTTAACACGTATTGGGGCTTTCAAGGCTCGCGTAGGTATCTAACGGCAAGGGCTAAAACCTTTAAAGATATGGTTAACAACATCTTTATTCACAGTGGGTTTGAGCCTCTTGGTGATGCGAGGTTAAAAGTTACGATTAAACTTTACCCGCCCGACCGCAGAATTAGAGACATAGACAACGTTGTTAAGTCAACACTTGATGCCTTGTGCCAGTGCGGCATTTTTACCGATGATGGGCAGATTGATGTGTTGCACGTTAGTCGTGAAAAAGTAATTAAATGGGGCGCGGCTGTTGTAAGTATTGAAAAAATTGCGGCATAATACATTTGTGCAAAATTATTGTGCAACCATTTAAAATCACTATAGAATGGTTTGAAACCGGCTAGGTTGGACTAATTACCCAATCCGAAAAGCGTACTCCCCGCCTGCCGTTGTTTCTTTTTTTGGGAGTTTGCGGAGATGCTTAATGCACTATTTTCAGTTTCACATTGGCGATTACCGCGCTAATACTGCTCATCTATCCAATGATGAGGATTTAACATATCGACGTTTACTTGATATGTACTACAACACAGAAAAACCTATACCGATTGACCTTCAAGCGGTAGCAAGACGTTTGCGCTGTTACGCATCAGACATAACAACTGTCCTAGATGATTTTTTTATCCTTCAAGAAGATGGTTGGCATCACAGTCGTTGCGATAAGGAAATAGCCAGTTTTAAACGTATGTCCGATGGTGGTAAAAAGGGTGCGGCAAAGCGTTGGCATGGGGATGGTATAGCCCCCCTATCCAAACCTGATGTTACCCCTAATGCTAACCATAAACCAATAACCATAAACCATAAACCAATAATAAAGCAACAGCGCGGCTCACGCCTCGCCCAAGATTGGTTTTTGCCAAAGCCATGGGGCGAGTGGGCACAAACAGAACGACCCGACCTAAACATTAGGCAAACAGCAGAGCAGTTCAGAGATTACTGGATTGCACAGGCAGGGCAAAAAGGCGTAAAACTTGATTGGGCGGCAACATGGCGCAATTGGGTGCGCAACAGCAAAGCGGCAAAACCTAATCCT